ATCAGAGTTTACCCCTCGAGAGGGCATAACTTCTGGTTCGCTCACGACAGGGGGCGTCAAATTTGCCTCAACAGGTGTCCCGTCCTCGGTCACCAACGTTCCTAATGGCGTATAGCTACTAACCACTCCATTTGTTAAAACCACATTCCTATCCAACGACAGGTTCATCATGTTGAAAACCAAAGCGGCATTGGTTGCTGCATCTGCATCACCCCCTGCCCTCAATAATCTCTCAACATCGGACATCAACGGTGCTGCACTCTTATTTTCGAGGCGTTGTTTTATAGCCATATATAGGCGCCCCGTAATGTTCACTGACTGCCAAGACTGGTCAGGAGCAATACTAAGACTATCCTTTATAGGTTCATAAAGCACGTTAACGTCACCATTCTTTACCTGCAATCGCTGAATGGACTTTACTGGTGGTAAAAACCAATAGAATGGGGATGGTATTCTAGCCATGGGTGTAAACACCACATACCGATGATCTGGATCCCCGGGTATCTCGCGTTGTTCTAAATTGAATACATTTAAGTACCCATCTTCATCAACCACGCTCACATGGTCACCTTCGTACGCCCACAGGCTATGGCTATAACTAGAGCCACCCGCTACCTGGAACTCCACCTTATTATTAACAAAGCGGTAAGAATAATCCGTGGTTCTACCCACTACTGTCCTTGGGACAAAGGTATACATTAAAATAGGTCGGAAATACCGTAACCATTTGTTGATGTCAGTATAATAATCAACATCACACATAATAATTACCTCATCCGACTGTACCTTGTCATCACAGTAGGGTGTTGCCAGGTCCTTCAATCCATAAAAGTAACGGGTTCCCCTGCTCTCGTCTGTTGGACTTTGCGAGACGTTATAGGGTTTGTAACCAGCCTTTGTAACTACATCATTCATGTAAGTATTGAATGCTGTACGATACGAGGCAGCCGTGGGGTGGGAATGTGACATTCGCGTAGGAAAGCGACTCAATGGCTCCTCGTTTAAAAAGAGGTGGCGTAAATTTACAGGCCGTTGAATCACACGTTCTACCCACATTGACACTAACCTAATGTCGGGATAACCTAGATGCCGAATGAGATGGCAAACGAACCATGCAACATACATGATGCGTACCAAGCCATATTTTACTCTGTTGAAAGCCCTAACAAGTAGTGACTCTCCAACATCTTCGGGTAAACAATCAGCTTCTATATACT